TTGAACTCGTCCCAATTTGAACCCCATTAATATACAAAGCACTTTCGCCAGTCTTGTATGCCACCGCTATTTTTAGATTTCCTGACACGGTGCCTGATGTTGCTATATTAAGAGCTGGCGATGGGCCAGATGTATATACCGTGGCTTGAATTATATTGCTGGAATTCTTGGTTATTGATACAGTGTTTGTTGTAGCCCTTGCAAAAGAAAATAAATCACTTGCCCCGCTAATAAGTGCATTTGTTTCCAAATAAATCGTCCCCTCGGTCTGCCCGATGCAACCGCTGACTGCGCCTGATACGCTTATCACGTCTGCGTTGCGGGTTACCGCTGCGGTGGTGGTGGGGATGTAGGAGGTTGCGACCGAGCCTGTTTCAAGTTGTGCGCCCCAAAGGTAGAAACTGCTCCCGTTACCAATGTATGTCCCATCGGCATTTGTGTCTTGCATTTGCACAAACACCGTGCCACCAGCGGTCGTTGTTGATGCGGTTCCTCGGATAGAAAAACGATACCAACCATTTCCATAATTCTCAACGGACGCTCCACTTCCACTTATATTCGTTATTGCCAAAGTGTCCAAACTCAATGCCGCTACTGAATTGAAAGCAGTATTGGCGTTTATCAGCAAAAACCTGTTGCTTGAATTTTTCTTTACAAAAACCGAAAAGGTGTAGGTGGTCCCGCTTGTAAATGACAATAAATTTTGTTGTACTCTATGCCGTCCATTAGTGGAATTATCAGCCAATAAATCCGCATCAGTTGAGCCGTCAGGAGCGGTAAAAGCAGAGGTTATGCCTGTTGTTACTGATATATTTGTTGGAACCCAAGTTCCCGAAACCTCAAATCCCGCACTCTGCAACGCTGTGTTCGTCGCCGCAGGCTCTACCAATAACGCAGGACAACCCGTCACGCCGCCGCTTGTGTAGTAGTCCAAGCGGGGGATGCCCGATGCTACGGATGCGACCAAGCCAGCAGAATCAAACCGCCGTGCCGCCGTATTGCGGGTAACGGTAAAATCTCCCGCTCCGCTTGTGGGGATTTGCGAATACAATTTGCCCGTTTTGAATCGGGCGGGAACTATGAGTAGTGAAGGCGTGGGCATATTAGAAATTGAATATTACGGCGAATCGGGCTTGCAGGCAACCGCTGACGGCGGCCTCTGCCGCTGCTGCACCGTCGGTCGTAGCACGGGCGTTGAAGGCATCCCACGCAAGTTCTGCGGGGGTCTTGCCCATCACCATGGAGCGTGGGTAGCCGTAGCCGTAGCCGATGAGCATGGTTAGAGGAAGGTATATCCGATGACCGAACCAACCGAAACCGTTACCGCCGTAATCTTCCCGCCATTCCTTCCGCAAATCACGATGCCTGCGGAGATGGATTTGGTGGAAAAGTTGTAAGCGGTCAGCAGGTTCTCGCTGCCTGTACCCGTGAGGGTGGTCATCGTTGCGGCTGAATTGACGACAAGAAAGTCGTAGTTCTTGCCCGTTGCGGCTGCACCTGAATCAATCAGTTCGCAAGTACCGCCCTGACCGAGCATTTGTTGAAGAATAGGAGTTGGCATTTTATTGGGGTTGCTTGTAAGGGTAAATGTATCTTAGGTCGGAATTTCACAAACGGAATGTGAGTAGGGCAGTTGGAATGACATCGTAGCCACCCACCCCGCCGTGCGGTCATCTCGGCTCTCTACAAACCTCGTAAGCGACACGGAGGTACTTAGCGTCCATTCTTGCGTCGGGTCGTTTGTGAGGGCTGAAATGAAGTCCTGTGCGATTTGCAGTTGGTCGCTCAAAACCTCGTCTTCGTTGTCTTGCCAGCCAAGCGTAGGACTGCCCGAAACCACGCCACCCATCGTGGCAATGGATTCCACTCGGTCAGAAAAATACACGCCCACAGTAAGGTTGAGAGTACCCAAATCCGTGCTTGCTGACTGAACATCCGCAAAGACGAGAGGATAGACGATGCGCTCACGGCTTGGGGTTCGCAGGTTTATCGTGTTGTCCGTTCCGATTGCAAGAGGGTCGCCCGTCCCGAAGGAGTTTACCTGGGGATGGGCATTTGCAAGCGCAAGGAGTGCTTGCTTTATTCGTATCCATGACATAAGCCTGTAATTTCAAGATGTTTTTTGCGTGTGCGCCCATAGATTTCAGCAGTTGGAGCAGTAAGGGTCGTAGCCGTAAGGCCAAGGTCTATCAAGCCCAGCACCACGGCGCAGGGTTCTTGCGTCCAAGGCCATCCCCGTGTTGTAATTTGTCCCGTTTGGATAGATGGTGTCCAAAGCAGATGGCGGGGAGTTGAACAAGGGATAGTCGGTGCGGTTCTCCATCAAGTATCTGGTAATCCTTTCCGAATACCACTCGGCATCGTTCTTCACTTTGTCCGTCAAGCGGGTGATTTCGTCCATGCTCATTTGCGAAGATTCCTCGCTGGTACGGCGGACCATTCCCTTGTTCATGTACTTGAAGGCAAGCACCATCGGAAGTTCATAGTAGAGCCATTGCACTATTGCAGGCTGGATGTAGTCCTCCAAGAGCGTCGTGTTCAAGGCCGTGGTCGTGCCGCTTACCACTTGCGTCACCATCTCCGAGTACAGGGCAGACCCAACGATGGGCTGAATCCTCATCTCCTGCACCTTCACGATGGTGGGCCGTATCTGCGTAAACGATACATTCTCGTTTATTACCGAGTTGTCCAGCAGGGTTTGTTCGCTGATAAAGAGTGCCTTCATGCTTTTGTGATTTTGTTGCCCTTACGGATGACGATTTGCTGCTCCCATACATGGCGGCATTGGGGGCGGTTCACTCCGCTGGCCGTGTGATACCAACCGCCTCGGCGATTCCATACAGAATAGCCCATGATATTGCTGATGCCGTTGATGTCCTCCCTTGTGTAAACCTTGCCTTGGTCAGCGAGGTCCAACATCACCTTGCAGAACTCACGGCTTGTCCTCTTGTCCTTGTTGCTGAAACCAGCGGCCCAAGAATATTTGTAGCGTACTTCCAGCACGGGTTCATCCGTTGGCTTGGCTCCTTCCTTGGCGATTTGGTCCACGGCCCTTGCGATAGGGTAGCGGTCCTTGTTGATTAGGTAAGCCACTCGCTTGGCGACCTTGGCCTTGCTCACTCCGAACTCCTTGGCCATTTCTTCCACGGAGGCATCACGGTTCTTCTTGCGGTAGGCTTCAATCTTTGAATCCAGTTCCTTTTCTTCCTCGCCAAGTTCAGCGAAGGCTTGACGCACTTGGTCGTCCAAGTCGGCATCAAACCGCATTGGCTTGGAGTGCATGACAACATAGTCGTCTGCGCTGCTCCCAAACTTGCTTGCGACCACCTCCAAGACCTTAAATTCCTCGTCCCCCCATCCGTAGTCCTCGTCTTCATCTTGGCCCCATTGAGGTTCGCTGAACTCTTGGGACTGAACGCCCAGCATCGTGTCAATCTCTTGGGCAGACAGGCCGAATCCAGCCGAGAGCATGGTCCGAGCCATTTCAAGAGTTATTTTCTCCTGCATATACTGCCTGACAATACGCATCAGGTTTTGATACTCACGGCCCGATAGTTTCTTAATGTTGTCGTTAGACGACAAGCCTTGCGGTGCAGTAGGTTCAGGGCTGACCTCTACGGCTGCCGTTTCCCCTGCAAGACCCGAACCCTCTGCCTTTGGAGGCAAGGACACCAAGGCCCTGATTTCGTTTGCTGACATGGATTCCAAGACCTTGTTGGCAACCAAAGGCGAAAGCGAATTGATAGCCGTGATAACATCCTGCACGCTTGATTCGGTCTTAATTTCAATCGGTGGCAAGCCTGCTTTCTCACGAAGTTCAGCAGGGGTCATGGCTTGAAGGAGTGCTTGTTCGCTCAACTGCTCCGTTATTGGGTTGGTAGGAATCAATTCCATGCCTTCCACACCGTTGAAAGACCCCAAGTAGTTTATCATTCTTTCGACCTTCTGCACCCTGTCGTTGACATAGGTCGCCTTGAATAGTTCGTACGCCTCAACCAATTCCTGCCTGCCTCCCAATTGGCCTTCGGTCTTTACACCGAATAGCATCGGGTTCACGACACGGTGCGAGATAAAGATTTCCTGTTGGATGGCCTTGTTGAGAATCTCAAACTGCTTGTCCATATCGGACGGTGTGAGCGGTTCAAGGGTCGGAGCCTTTGATACATCATCGTTGAAGGTTACAACGAAGCGGCCAGCGTTATCGGTCCCCGAAAACTTGCGTTTAATCTGCCTCTCAATGTCGCCCTGCTCTTCGGGTGTAGGAATCCCGTTGTTGAAGTTTATCAAGTACCCGCCCCAAAAGTTGTTGCGGAGATTATTATTGTGAAAATTGGCTACCTGCACATCGGCTTCTATCCACGCCAAGCCTCCCATGTATTCGGGGAGCGGATAGGACTTCACGCCTGCCGCATAGACCCGATAGTAGAACAGTTGCTTGCCGATTCGGTTATCAGCGTCAAAGGCGGGAATTTTCTCGATATCCCCGATTTTGGGGTAAAGTTGCACCATGTCGTCGTTGTACCAATCGGCCACTTGGAACATCCGCTCCTCCTTGTCCACTCGGATTTTCTCAAAGGGGATGTGCTCCATCTTGGCGATGGTTCCCATTTTATTCCAAGTGACGGCAACGGCAAACCCGTTGAATATTTCTAAGTCAAGGACGAGTTTTTCGGTGATGTCGTTCAAGTCGTCATGCTCACTCAACCCATCAAAGAACTTGGCGTAACGGGCCTGCTGCTCCACGGTCATCTTTTCGCCTGGTTGCCATCCACCGCCCACGATGTAGTTCACCTTCCCGTTCACAATAGCGTTGTGCTTGCTGCTCCTGCGGTAGTTGTCCAGCAGGTAGTAGGGGTATTCATTGAACGCCCCGTAGGTGATGTATTTGCCCGCTTTGTTCTCCAACATCACGGGGACCTTGTGTTCAATCCCAAGCCATTGGGTGAATGATTGTTTTATACTCATAGCGTGTGTACGGTGAAGGATAGGGCCGAAATCGTAATAGTGTCCGCATGGTCAACGGCGTTGATGTAGATAGTGAACTCGTCGTTCAGCGCACCTTGGAGGACGGTTTCGGTAAACACCGCATGACCGTTGGTGTGGGTCGTGGTCAGGTCAGCCATGGACTGCGGAATGATGCTGCCGTTCTTGGCGATGTAGATTTTTATTTGGGCATTGTTGACTTGCGAAATCACCAAATTCAACGACACCCGCAACGCTGCACCCGTCGTTCCTTTGTAGGTCAGCGATGTGGTGGTCCGTGAAAAGTTGTAGGTTGAAAGCAGTCCCGATTTGAGCGGGGATGTCAACTTGACGGCCTGCCCTTGAGTGGGGGTAAACGCTTTGACCTCATCAAGGTAAAGGTTCGCAACGCCACGCTCAATGTCAAGGGTGGCAGTATCGGCAAGGTCGTCGAATAGTCCACCCACACGGGCGGCGGTGTTCGCTCCTGCAGCGGTTTCGTTGGTGATGGTTGCGGCACTCGTCTGCAACTGGGTTCTCGTTTGTACGCTCATGCGAAGGATTGGTCAAAGGTTTGGTCAAAGACACCCTCGTCGGACGAACCAAAGACGGTGTACTGGATGGAATTGGCGAAGGTGTTGAATGTCAGAGACACTACCTGGACATACGCCAAGCCCGTCTCAACCACCGCAACGGCTGCAGCAACCGTGGAAGAGGTATCGTAAACTTCATAACGATACGAGCCTGTTTCAAGCGACCCCACGGCAATCTGAAATTTGTCATAGCGTTCGGTGTAGTTGGAAAGGTTAGCCGATTTCAGCAGGGTGAAGTCGGTGGTCACATTCTTGGCGATGTTGGTCAGGCGCAAGATGTAACGGTCGCCCGATGAGGCCCGCTGCGTCCAAGTGACGACGATAGTGTTCGTGGTGTTGGGGGATAGGTAAATCACTCTACCCCTAAATGTACTTTGCGCCCGAATTTCACAATTTGCGCCCGATACTTCGGTAGAGTTCGGCCCTGCGCTCGGCGGTCTTGCTGATATCAAATCGTTCTCGCACATCCTTGGACAACTGCACGGCCAAGGAGCGAGCGTAGTCGGGTTCATTCACAAACTTGCGGACCGCCTTGTACCAGGCATCCTTCTTCCCGTAGGGTATCAGCAGACCGTTGTGACCATGCACCAAAATATCCGTATAGGGGATGGTTTCGGATGCGATGATAGCCTTACCCATCCAGCCTGCCTCGACGACCTTCAACTCCGATTTCAGGCGGTTAAACTTGGTATCTCGCAGGGGTGCAATCGTTGCGTTGATGAAGTTGTACCCTCCAACATAGGAGTAGATGTCAGCGGCTTGGATTCTGCCGTAGTTCTTGTTCAAGCCCCGGCAGGATAGCATCCTCTCATAATCATCGTACACGGGGTTGTTGTCGTTCCACCCGCCAAGGTAGATTTTGTATCGGCCATCCAGTGACTTATCGTGGGCCAGCAGTCCGAACGAATGCTCCACCAAGGCGATGTCCTCTTGGTGCTGCGCTCCTCCGAACCATCCGATTTTAAACAGGTGCGGTTCGGGTTCGGCAGTCGTGTCGGGCAAGTACTGCTGATATGCTTCGTATGGCTCGTTGGGGAGGATGGTAACGGCCTTATTCAGCAAGCGTATCTTTTGGGCAAGGTGTTCGGTCGTGGTGGTCACATGGTCAGCCAAGCGGATGTGTTCCCGAATCTGCTCGTCCAACTTGGTGGATAGATAGTGTCGGTACATGATGTGGCCGCTCTCCAGCACCCAGTAGTCGTCCAGGTCCAAGATTACCTTCGCTCCAAACGCCGTGAGAGCCTTGTAAACATTACGAATTTGGTCCAAGGTACCTTGACACCAAAGGCGATTAAAAAGCCATATATCAACGGTCTTTAGGTCCTCATCTTTGACATTGGCGATGTTATCTACACACACATAATCGAACTCGGTGTAGTTGTCGCCAAGGTAAGCGTTCGGCATCTCAAGACGATAGAACGAGCAGCCCGTCGGGTGGGCGTTGTAAACGATGCAAATTCTCATGCCCAAAGGTACAAAAAAAAGGGCCACCCCTTGCGAGATGGCCCCTGACCACTAAACCATGCGGCGTATGAGAACCGCAGGTCAAAGATACTTACGAACCGCTTATTTGGGTCGTAGATGCAGAGAAAGTTGCTGCGGCGATGTTCAGCATCGGGTCGGGTTCCATACCCGTCAGCGTCATCTCGTAGCCACTACGGTCACCGAATGCAGTACCTGTTCCAGCAGTTCCTGCCGAGGCTTCCAAGCCGTTTGCAGCACCAAGCAACCAGTAGCGTCCGTTGTTGTCAAGGACGATGACCAGCAAACGATTGCGAGCCAAAAGGCGCAGTTCATTGCGCACGGCGGTCTGCAACTTGTTGATGGTAAAGGTGACTTCGGGCGTGTAGAACAAAGTGCCGTTCTCGGTGCTTGCGTTCAAGGTTTCCGTCATGGACGAAGTAGCCTTGGTCAAGTCGTATTCAAACCAAGACCCCGAAACCGAGGTAGGAGTGAATCCAGTAACCAATCCGCTGCCGTTCGTGTTGACCGAACCTGTTGCGTTGATTGGTTGTACAAAAATCGTTTTGATGCCGCCGACTGAATCTCGGCATCCGAGGGCGTAGCCCGTAGTTAATGAGCAGGACATAGTGTATTTTTATTTTAGGAGTTGCAAGAATAAAAAAGCGGGGGGAAGTTTCCATCCCCCCTTACACTTAGGCCAAGCGGAAGTCAACCATCAAGTCGGGATAGGCGAACTGCACACCTGCTTTGAAGGCGGCTTGGAAGCGGACTTCATCGTTGTCCTTGGAGTACCACAACTCAAAATTCTCCTCGTCGGACAACAGGTCGGTACCATAGAACAAGTTACCGAGGTAGGTCGCTACGATACGGTTGGTGTTGGTCAAACCTGGGACTGCAATCACACGGACATTGGTACCTGGGTAGATGATGTCACCATCAGCCATACCTTGCAGGTCAACTTGGTTGTACATCACACCAGTTTGGGCTTTGAAGGCTCCGATCAAGGTGCGGAAGTTGTTCCAACCGCAGAAGATGACCAGGTCATTCTTGGTCAAGATAGCCTGTGGGATGTCGTTGTACACCTTGTCAAAGATGCTGATGACATTGGAAGTCGTGATACCAACGGAAGCCGATACTGGGTTCCAAGTAGTGGAGGAAGCGTTGGCGAGAACGGTAGAACCTGATGCAGCGTTCAGCAACTGGTTAACACCGCTGAAGTAAGCGTTACCCTGCCAGATGGCGGTTTCCAAAGCCTCGGCGATACGAAGGGCCTTTTGCTCGGAAAATGCTTGCTCAAAAGGTACGCCGTCGTATTGGCTACCAGCAGTCAACTGGGATTGCATCCAGTACTGCTCCAAGGAACGAGGGCAAAGAGCCTCTTGGATTTTCATTACGCCGACGGTGATGTTGCGCTGGCTGAATGTGGTGTTGCCTGTTGCAGACCAACCGCAGACGGTGCCTGACCCGATGTTGGCATCGGTGTCCATGAGGTTAAGGGCGGCGGCTGACTTGATACCAACTTGCTTGGTGAACAGGGCAGCAGAACGAGCGGCGAAGACCGCTTTGGTGATGAGGGGCAGCCTTTGCTGCTCGGTGTAGGCTGATAGGTTTCCGAAAGAAAATGCCATGGTTTTGTTTTTAGGGGGTTAAGGTTATTTGGAGTTTTTAAGGGATTGAATTGATTGTGCGATGGCCGCAAAGTTTTGGGCGGCTGATGCCCTCCGTTGCTCCACGATAGCGGAGGCGGTTGGCTTGGGGGCTTCGGATGGAAGTTCGGCGACCTTCTCAACGATGTCGGTCATGGTTTCCATTTGGCTTGCAAATGCGGCCATCTTGTCCTTCATCTTACCCATCTCGGTATAGGCGGCCTTCAATTCCTCCATGATGCTGACCAAGTGCTTCTTGACGATTTCTTCAACCATGGCGGGGTCCACCAATGGGTAGCCTTCGGCGATTTCACTCACCACTTCACCCGCAACTTCGGGGGTTATCTCGGCAGCAACGGCGACTTCTTCGGCAGGGGCAGGGGCTTCGGCTACGACAACTTCGGTGATTTTGCCACCTTCGGTTTTGACGACACCAACGCCTTCGACTTGATGCTCGCCGTCGGGAGCGGGGAGGGTTTCGTCTTCGGTTATCACATATACGGGAGTTCCAGCAACGAGGTCACCGTCCACACGGATGACCGTACCATCTACCAACTTGTAGTCGGCAAAGGCTTGCTTTTGGGTTGTGAACTTCCGCAACTCGGTGCGGAGAGTGTCAATGGCTGATTTCAGGTTCATGTTATTGGGATTTGTAGTTTGGGTTTATATGTTGCAAAAAAGCGGTTAAGTCGTCTGCGAGGCCCGCAAGTGCGACCTCAAGTTCGGTCCCCGTGTTCTTCATTCCGAATAGCCCCTCCACGGAGAAACCTTTGAAGGCGTGACGGTTCTCCCACACCTCGTCGTTCTCCACTTTGAACGAACCGAACCAAGAGCCGTCGGGGGTGTCCTCGTATCCTTTGGGGGGAAGGATGCCCCGCTCTGCGTCGGTGATGTAGGATTCAAACATGAACACCCCGTCAAGTTCGGCGTTGTGGTAAGCGTTCACATTGTGCTGGTTCCCCTGCTTGAAGTATTTCTGCACGATTTTGCGGATGGTTGCTTTGTCGAACACGACATAGTATTCTCCGTAGGTGTCGTCCTTGCGGAAGATGGGCGTATCGGCAAGCATCAGCGGCCCGGTCAGCACCCTGCGTTCACCTGTTTCGGCAAACCGCTGCGGGGTCTTGGCGAAGGCTTGGAAGGGTTTCTCAATGGCGGGCATATCAACGAGGGCGACAAACTGCACGCCTTCGTCCACTTCGTCCACAGTCATCCGATATACGGGTAGTTCCATGTGGGGATATGTAGCAGTTAGCCTAATGTTGCAAATTCGGACAACCTCCGCACCCTGCTCGTCGTCTGCTGGATATCCCGTTCAACCACATAGGCCCGCATGGGTTGGTTCTGCTGACCTTGGCCCGATGACAGGTCGCCCGTTCCAAGGTTGGTCGTTTGCGGATTAGCGAAGATGGGAGGCGGGGTCATGCTTGCACCTGCTGCTCCACCCATCACGCTCCCGCCTGGTGCGCTTCCTCCACCCCCTTGGAATTGGGTCGCTTTAATCTTGGCCACATTCGCAAGACCTGCGGCAAGGGCAAGACCTGCCTCTACGAACCGCTGACCTGGGAAGACCGTTTCCGTGGGCTTAATAGCCAAGGCCGAGTTGACGGCAAGGTAAGTACTGACAATGGCTTGGGCGATGCTTGCTGCCTTGGACACATTGAATGCCCGCCGTTGGGCTTCCTCGCTCTTGCCTGCACTCGCTTGGATGATGTCGCCAATAACGGCAAAGGACTGCCCGACATATTTCTCACGAAGGGCGGCGAGGTCCGCTTCCCGTTGTGCCTGCCCTGCTGCTGACTTGGCTTCGGCATCGTTGCGCAAGCGGATGTCCCGAAGATAAGCATCCCGCCTGCGGAGCATTTGGTCCTCTTGGGCTTGATCCTGCTTCATGATGCGGTCCAATTCCATCTCATAGAGGGTAAGGTTCAAGTCCTCCACGAACTTGATAATGGCGTTGTTTTCCTCTTGGAGTTTGAGCAGGCGTTGCTTGGTGGCCGCTTCTTCGTCCTTGCGGCGTTGCTCCTGTTGGGCTTTGCGCTTGTTGTCAGCAGCGATGAGGCCGTCGGTGTGCCTGTTGTAAGCGTCCCGATAGTTCTCCAACTGCGCTTCCTCCCTTTGCAGGGCCATGGCTTGCTCCGCTGCCCGTTGCTTCGGGTCGGGTAGGTTCAAGAACCGACGCACCGCTGCGGTGAGGTCATCCCACTTCGCCACAAGCAGACCAACCGCCGCAACTGCTGCACCGATACCCGTCGCAAGGAGCGCAATGCGGAAGGCCTTCATCGCTCCCGTGCTAGTTCCAACGGCCACGGCGTAGAGTGCCTGCGCCGCTGCTTGGCCTTGGGTTATCAAGATTGAATCCTTGTTCAGCAGGTTGGCGACCTGTTGCACCCCGTTGGCGAGGGCCATGGCCGCTTGGACTTTGACCAAGGACTTCTGCAGTTCTTCTTCCTCCGCTCCAAACAACGCCGCTGCTCCTTGGGCTATTTGGAAGCCCGCCGTGATGCCTTGAATAGCCCCGACAAAGGTGTCAATGGTTCGGGTGTCCGAGGCAAGGTTCTTGATTCGCTGCTGGGTGTCCCCGATTTGGTCTTTCAGTTTTCCCGCCTCCCGTTCCATGTCACGGAATGCCTTCGTCCCGTCTTGGCCAGCGAGGGCCATGTCCGCAAGGGTCTTCTGCAATTCCCGCAAGCGGGTCTTTGCGCTGGTCGTTCCAGCGGCGGTGGAATCTTTAAGCCCTACTTCGAGGACTATTTCTTTGGTTACATCTGCCATGGTTAGCCTTCGGAGGGTAGTTCGGGGTTTATGGGGGGTTCGTAGCCTGGGTCGGTTGGGTCGGGGTCAATCGGACCATTGAACAGGGCCGACGGGTCGTTTGCAATCGGTGTCGTGCTTGTAGCAGCAAAGTCGGTCAGGTTCAGGATGCGGCGCAGAGTCACACGGCAAGGCTTCATCTGCCCGACGAGGTAGTCACGAATTTCGAGCAACCTCCAACGGATGCCGCCGTAATAGACGGGCTTGCGGAAGTCCAGTTGGTAGATGTCCACGCTTGATAGCAGCATGGTGAGTTCCAACTGCAATGCCTCTTGGGACACGGTTTCGTTTATGTAGTTCAGCCAGTAGGTGTTGTACAAGTTGTTGTTGGTGTAGGTGTACGGGTTGCCGCTTGCGTTCACGGCGTTATAGTACACCAAGCGAGGCTGACCGAAGGCCAAGTCCACGCTGGGGTTGTACGGGTTGTCAATGTGGGATATGAAGGGAAGGTTGCTTTGTGATACGGTTGTAGCAAAACCATCGCCATCAATCCCGTACCAATAGAGCCAAGGCGTTTGACCTGCAATGCGGTTGTATTGTGCGATTCGGTAGCCCGTTTGCAATGGTTTGATGCTTCCACTCAAACGAGTTCCCTCCAAATCCCAAGTACGGCCAAGAATCTTGTCCGAGGCAAACGATGCGGGGATAAGTGTACCGCATAGGGTTTCTACCACCTTGTCGCCTTTGCCGTAAAAGTTGGAGGTATTGAAGATTCGGCCGCCGTAGCCTTCACGGGCCAAGGGGTAGGACTGCTTGTAAGTTTTGGACAGGTAATCCCCCATGTCCTTGTATTTGAACACGATGTTGGTGTAGGCGTTCGGGTCGCCGTTGGTCAGCACCTGTTCCGCATTCTCATCCGATTTCTGCGACCAATCCACCACACCCGAAGTGTAGAAATCCTTCCAAGGCTCGATGTATAAGAGTTTCGGGTCTTGCGGGTCAGGCATGAATTGCAGGTTGAACATCTTCTGCAAATCTTGCAGGAGGTCGCTCTGCTTGACATCAGCAGGCAGAGCGGTCCGCATATCCAGCACACCGATACTGACGGGGTTCTCAAGGCAGGTCCATTGGATTGTTGACCCCGATGGTATTGTTGTCAAAGCGTTCCGATTCTCTTTGTACTGCACGATGACCCGCTGATTTGCGAACAACTGCACATTCTCAAAAACCGCTGACGAATCTCCGCTGACCGCCATTGTGATGTTCTGCGAGGCCACTGTTCCACTCGTATCAATGTCAAAAAGGCGAAGTGTTCCCTCGGCATTTAATCCCAGGTTTGTCGTCACATTTTTGAATCCAAACTTGAGATTCCAACGGGTTGGTAGTACTGGAGCCACGAAGGTGCTGGACGATGCGACCCAATAGCCTGGGCGGTCGTAGTACGGATTGACTGAATCATTTTGAAACACCATCTTCCCAAATGTGGTTCCAAAGGCGTTGATGCTCCCCGTCGTTTGGGCGAAGATATTGGACCCCGACAAGTTGACGGGCATCGTCCCAGCCGCATACGGAATCACCAGTTTGTTGAATAGTGCCGAGTTGAAGAATGTGGACGAGTAGCGAAACCCCGCCTCGTTGAAGATGAGGTCCACCATTTTCTTGACATAGATGCTTGGCCCCAACTGCCACCACCCTGCGACCAGGTTCCCTTGGGTCAAGTCGCTAAATCCGACCGCATCCACAACCCCGTAGACATACCCGCTGCTTGCCGCACCCGATGCCGTCCAGGTACCCGAAACATGGCCGCTGGTGGGCGTGTGGTTCATTCCTGTAACGCCCGCCGTGTTGACGAGCATATTCCCCTCAATGGCTTTGAATAGGCTCACATTGTCGGTAAACAAGCCAACCTCGTAGGTGACGGTTCCCTTCGTTTTGGACATGGAGAGCAGTTGCAGCACTCCGCTGAACACCTGCACCCCATCCTCCCACATAGCGGCTCTTATCCGCTTGTTCGGTTGGAATCCACCCACGAAGGATTGGATATTGTAAGCATACGCAAAGCAGGCCCGATTGGTTGGGGTGTTGGGAAGAGTGATGGTTTTGCTGAACGACCCTCGTTGCTTGGTCACATCTTCAATATCCCCGATGGAATAGGTGACGGCGATGTCCGTGCCGCCCATCGTGTCAAGAACATAGGGGACCTCAACATTGGAATCGTTGAGCGGGTAAGCGATTAGGGTGACGCTCATAGGATGGAGTTGTCGTAAGCAACGGCCACCTCAATTTGCAGTTGGGTCAAGCGGTCGTTCCGTCTGGTTACAAATTGATACTGGTTGGCGTTGACCACCGCTTCCACAAGGGTTCCGTTGAGTTCCAACCAAACATACCCGCTCCGTACCATTTCAATCAGCCACTCGGATTCTGCGTCCGTCAGCCAATCGCTATTCAAAGCGTACACATAGTCAAACGACCCCGCCCAAATCTTGTTGTAAGTCGTGGTTGCGTACACATCCGAGTTATACCCGAACACCTCCCGTTCAATGTTGGCCCGCTTGCGGTTCTTCATCGTAAAGGTGTACGAGTCAATCCCGCCGTACTTGTTAACGAAGTGGACGGGGATGGAGTTAAATCGTTGGCAGGGGCCGATGCGGAACCAAGTAGCGGTATATCCTGCGTCAGTTACATCAACAAATTGGATATAATAGCCAGCACCTTCTGCCGTTGGAAAATTGAACGAACCTGCTTGACCATCCGAGCATTGTGCTGATGTCAGGGCTTTGAGGTTCATCGGTCCTGCGCCAAAGCGGTGAATAGAACCACTTACCGATAAAGGGCGAGGTACTGAAAAATTGCGTACAATAGAACCAGCGGCATTAGTGTAAACCACATTGGCAGACACAACCGCTCCGCTAAATCCCGCACCTACACATAGAAATCCATAAGAATCAGAATATACCACATTTAGGGCATTGGCTGGACTTGAAATTGGGATGCAAGTCGTTGTCAAAGCGTTCTCACCGCCCTGCAAAGCATCGCTTGGGAAATACACCTCTCCACTCCAATCGGCCAATTCTAACTGCTCCAAGTTTCCTGCAAAGGAAACATTCCCAGTCACATTGGTCGTCGTTCCCGTTTGCACGACAGGGGTGCTGCCGTATTCTTCCATGAAGGTCAGCCGATAGCCCGAATAGAACCCCGCATGGTCAGCGAATCCGACTTGGGCCAAGGTTGGCTTGGTCGGGGCCACCAATGTTTCCACGACCTTCTGCACATCAAAGAACCCGTAGTTGGTGGTGGGCAGTTTGTCGCACTTTAGCCGTGCAAGCGTGGTCGTTCCTGCTGCGTCTTTGACATCGCAGACATAGCGGTAATTGGTCGCACTTGTCAGCGAGCCGCTGACTTTGAAGAGCATTTTGTTGAAGACAGGGGTTGCGGATTGAGGCGAACCCGAAAGGACTGATATGGCCATATTATCGGACGGTTGCTACGCTGATGGATTTGCCGAGGACTTCGGCGATGTTTTCGGTTAGAACTGCGACCATATCCTCGGTCACGGCGTTGGACATGAAGTTGGTGGCCCGTAAGCCTTCCCGCCTAATCTTGTTGGCGATGTTTATAGCGAAGGAACGGTTGGCGGCCTTCTTGTCACGGCCTTCCAGTTGGATGCTTTTAAACGCAATCCACTCTTGAATGGGACGGATAGGTGGCCGCTTGTCCCTGTACTGAAACGGGCTATTGGGGGCACGACTACTGCTGACCGCACCCTTGACACCGAGGTCCACATATTTCCAGTAATCGTTGGCGACAATAGCGACAACGAAGGAAGTGTCGGTGAGCGTGATGGGTTCAAAGTCAATGCTGGCAGATAAGGAATCGCTGGCAATAGCCCCTGAATTTGCGAGGTTCTGCTTGGCCAAAGTGATGACCCCTTCCAACCATTTCTTGACCACGGCGTAGGACTTGTTCTCAATCGCTCCGTCCGCAAGGCTTACCCCGAAGTCAGCCAAGGCTTCCTTCTGCAAGTCGGTCAGTTTCTTACCCGAACCACCTACAAATACATCAAACTCCATGGTGGTAAATGTAACCCGCCCACCAAAGTGTACTACCGCCGCCGCATCCGCTCTGCCTCTTGCCGTTCGGCCTCCAAAATATCGTGAATCAGCAGGGCATAGTTCAGGAACTCCACCGCCTTCATTGCGAAGATGGCATCAAATTTCAGCACATCCTTATTGGCCATCCTCCACACGACCATGAGCCAACCGTAGCCAGCAAGCGGGTTCGTTAATGGGCCTGCATCCCCTTCGTCAGGTGCTTGGAATAGTCGCTCAAAACTTTCAAGTAACTTTCGGAACTTAACAAAAAAAAACTGACCACCCCCCAAACATCCCCGATTTTGGCGTGGGCTTTGAACAGTTCGGCCCGCTCTTGGTGTGATGCCCCGTCGTACTTCTTCGGGAACCATCCCATGAACCCACCCTCCCTGCAAAGAGTCGCCATGATGCGGTGTAGGTTTTGGACGAGTTTCTTTTCGTCAGTCGTGTCGGTGTCCATCAGGTCTATTAGTTGCCCAGCCGTGAGTTCATCGGTGAACACCGTCGGAATCCACCACTTGCCTCCTGCTTTGAACCTCCGCTTGTAAGCGAGGGTAGGCAGTTCGTTCCACTCGGCTATGATGGTCTTGTAACGCTTAGTAAGCCCCTTGGCGGGCATTTCTCGGACGAGCGATACATCCACCCCCTCCACGATTGCAACGACCCCTGCACGCTTGTCGTAGTCCGTGAGGACGGGGCTGAACTCCAGCGCAGCGATGCGTTGGAATTGGTCGATGGTGAGGTCTTGGAGTTTCATTTTTGGAAGTACCATTGTTGCGTGCCTGGGACAACGCCGTGCCGTCCCCCGAAGAATTCGCCCACCGCCTTCACAACCCCTGGCCATCCCGCCGTGTAGTCGTCCCCGCAAATAAACCCTCCCCGCTTGACCTTCGGGAACCAAGCCTCCAGGTCCGCAAGTACGGGTTCGTATTCGTGGGCCGCATCAATGTAAACGATGTCAAATTCGCCCTGCTTGAATAGTTTAGAGGCAGCAATGGAATCGCAGTTGTGGTCCTTGATTTTGTCGCTTATCGGGGCGATGTTCTGCTTGAACGCTTCGTAGGATGGGACCGAGTTGCTGGCCTTGTGTTCGGGTGAACCCTCAAAGTGGTCCACCGCTATCAACTTGTAGTTCTGCCCCCTGCTGACGAACACCTCGTCAAAGATGGCCGTGCCTCGTCCGAGGTACACCCCGATTTCAGCCATCACGATGCGAGGCTTGGGAGGCAAGGTGTCAAGGATGAACTGAAGGAGTTGGCCTTGTTCCTGCGGGCTAGACCAGCCGAAGATGTGGTCGTGTTTCATCGCTTAAAGATTTCTTTGATGTTCCTACTGTTGTCCCGATAATTGTTGGATAGGTGATAGACCTTGCAATGGTCCGCAAGTTCGCCGTTCTCGTCCATCTCCAGCATCGGCTTTAGTTCCAAGGACCAAATCGGCAGGGAGGCAAGGGATTCACGATAGAGGCCGTTGTTTGGTATCGTCTGCAACGCTTGCGGGTTACGGCTCAACACCTCGGCAAGCCGCTTCGTGCTGAACATCCAAAAAGCGTGATAGTTGATGTAAAACGGAAGGCTTGCGTAGGTCTTCCCGTTCCACTCCTTCCACATATTCGGTGTAGGATTGAATGCAATGTCGGGGCTAAATTCGCCTTCCACATTTGGGTAGGTTTCAATCCGAGTAAAGGACGGGTACAAGTTGTCCTCAAACATCGCATCGAACTGCTTGGTGAAGTTGACAAACCCTTCCTTTGGAAGCATCATGTCGTCCTCGAAATACGCCACCCAGTCAAAGTGCTGGTACACCTCTGCAATCCTGTTGCGGTGCTTGCTGGTCAGTTCCCAAGGGTGTCCCATCGCCGTGTGGGCGTGGAAGGTGACGGGAAGGTGAGCGAGTTCTTGCGCTGCTTGGGGGTCGTTGGTGTCCACGAAGATGTCCGACTGCACAGGGTAGGACTTGATGGCCTCAATGACCTTGGTCAAGTTCTCCACCCTGTTCGGATGGTGGTGGTAGGCGATATTGGCGAGCAGTTTCATGGTTAGAATGTGATGACGAATTTACTTGGGTCGGGCCATCCTGGGTTGGGGTCGTACACGGTCATCCCTTCCCGCTTCCCAATCCAAGTTTCGGCTTGGTAGCGGTGTTCCCTTACGGGTTCGCCAAGTTCCCGCACATGGCTTGACTTGGCCCACCAAAAGTTCCCTGCAAAGTAGGGATACCCGTCGGGGTTGTTTTGGTCCGCTATTTGGGGGAACTGCTCGGTGGTGAGCCAATGGGTTCCCACGCAGTCCACTTTCTCCAGTTCCGCAAGGCAACGCTCCCAAGCCACGATGTTAAAGAATATCATAGACCTGCACCACATCTGCTTCACAAGCGACGGGTCAGCGGACCCCTTCGTATGCCCGTAGAGGTAGGCCGCATCCTCGGTTTGGCTCGCCTTGTACATCTCGGTCAGCGTTGCTTGCTCCCATGCGTTTGTGCGGGTGACCACGACCTTAATCTTTGCCGCCACGAGTGAGTTGTCCAAGATTTCCTTGACCGCCTTCCGCTGGTCGGGAGGGCCGACGATGCCCACCCGAATCTCATCCAACTGTTCTATCAACCCGTAGTTACAGAGGGCCATCATGTGCTGGTGCATTATCAACTGCCATTGGCCGCCGCCGCCGCAATAGATGTGGTAGTAGTGTACGAGTTTCATTGGGTCAGTAGGAGGGTTAGGATGCAGCCGATAAACACCAAGGCAAGCACGACCCGACCGATGGCAAGGGCAAGGTCAAGGAGGGATTCGAGGTTCATGGGAACAAGAGGGCAAGAAGGCTGGCGATGATTACTCCGCCGCAGGCGATGACCGCTCCGCCGCAGGCGATAACCATTAAGCGAAACACAAACCGCCCGATGTCGAATATTTGGTCAATAATGGATTCGAGGTTCATGCCCCAAAGTTA